GGCTGGTTTACCGACTCCCGGACCGGTGGTGCGGATAGAGAAACCTTCACCAGGGGCGGGTAGGTTACGGGTGATCTCACCGGGACCACGGAACCGATCTGTTGCGTTCTTATCGCCGTAATCAGCCGTGAGTTCACCGCGGGCACGGACCTTACGGTATTTACGACTATAGGGTCTTTCAGCCATGGTTGCTCCTAGAATAGCGTGGGTTGCTTCTTGACCCGTGGTTGTTTAGGTTCGGCAGGTGCGTTGTGCTGTGTCTGCCATTCTGTCCAGGTGACAGGTTGAATACCAATACCAGCAGTTGGCGCTTCAGTTACATCACCATCATTGGTAAAACTTGTGTGAGCAAAATGCTCTGCCGCTTTACGGGTTGCGTGCTCATGAAAGGCATGAGCCATTTCACTTGGGGACATGTCAGCGGGCAGTTTTCCTGCCTTGCCCTTTTTAGGTACCGCAATATCCTGGGCCTTACGGGCAGTAGCACCTTTCTTACCAGTCTGGCTGGCTACTTCGGCTGACATAGCATGACCGATGTAATCCTCAACAGAGATATTGGCTGAATCAGCGGGGTTAAACCCTGAAACTTCAGCGGCTGAGAACAGGTGCCCCTGTTGCCACTTGGTACCTTCTGCGTCCACCGAGGTGTCGTTAGCACGACGCCAGAAGACCTCCCTGTTATAGGCAGACTCTTTCGGATCTGCCAAATGGGTCTGGGCTACATAGTTATGGATCTTTGGCCCGTCCTTAATGACCTCATCAAAGTTTGCACCTCGGGCCAGGTCCACAGCCTTAGCGGCGGCTAGACGCCCACTGGAGTCCAAGGTTGCTGACGTAACCGCCCGGTCGAGAGCGCGGGTACCACCTCGGGTGCGGACGACCTCTGTCTCCGCCCGCCCCAGCATGGCTACCTGTGCGCCACTCAAGTGGCCAATACGATGAGTACCTTCTGGTACGTCGACCTTACCCTTACTGATTCCAGCAACGGCTTCTGACATATGCCCTGTCACATCGACGGTTTCGTCTGGATGGGAAGCGATCCATCCGGCAGACCGTGCCGCACGTACTTCGCTACGTGGGTTATTACGGATACTGAGCGGGCCAGTGGCATTAGCCACCCGTCCCGCGGATACTGGAGTCGTGGCCTTTTCGTTGGCACGCTTTGTAATGTCACGAACTTCTTGCTGGTGCTGGTCATACCATCCGATACCGGCTGGCACACCATTCCCTGACCGCGAGATGGCGTCTTCTACGTACTTGATACGGGTGTTGATGGCATCCTGCATCTTAATTGGATGTCCATAAGCGTCTCGACCCGCCTGGGCCATACGGCTTTCTATAGCGCCTTGTGTTTTCTTTGTCTGGTCTGCGAAACTAGGAGCGGGGCTTGGGGTCATTTCACCCGGTGCCAACTTGCTCGGCAATGGTGCCCGCCGTACCGCCGGTTGTGGCTTGCTCTTCTTTTTCCCCTTAGCCATTACCTATCTCCCCGACACGAGCGAACCGAATCATAAAAACTACAACGCCGACATCTCGTACAGCCACACCCGGATGAGTACACGGGCGCAATCGGAAGGTCATCGGACGACGTTAAAGCAGAGGGTGAGGCAACCTCTGTTACCCCACCCTCCGCACCAGTGGCGACACCTGACCCAGCGTCAGGTCCCATTATCAGCCGCTAACGCGAGCGGCGGCTGGGCGATTTGCGTGTGCGCCCGAGTTGTATGCGTACTCAAACGTAGGCATACCGTCGCCTGACATGGAACCCTGCACGAAGTCACCGAGCATGGCCGGGGCCTCGATCCACGAAGCCGAACCCACATGGGCGCGCTCCTTCATGGTCTGCTCTGGGTACTTGTAGAACATCTCTGGGTTGTTGTGATTCATGCGGCGACCCGATGGAGCGGTGTCAGCGTACGCACCCTGGCCGAAGTCGTTCGGCACGTCGGTGTCGTTGGCCACACCTTCCATGAAGCGCTTGGGACCACGGTTCATCGGGATGCTCGGGGCCATTCCACGCTCAAAGACGTTTGGTGACCGCTCGGGGAACATCGGATTGGGAGCAACATTCATAAAGTAATCCTCCTAAAGGAGTTGCTGGTAGATACAGATTATCACTTTTTGTGCGCCCATTCTTACGACCCTAACTATAAAAGGGGTTCTCCGAAATAGTGACCATTGGCATTGTATCCTGAACTGACATAGCACATGCTATGGCCAGACTGTCGGGGTAGTCATCAAACGCCCCACGTTCCTCGGGAGCGGCGGCTAACAGATAAGGTCCTCTGTACACCTTCTCCAGGTCCGACATCTGCTGGTTGAAGCGTTTCCATGGCCTGGTACGGCGTGCCTTAGAATGACCAGGGACGATAAGTTGATCCCGCTGGATTAGTTCAGTGAGGTGAACCCACCGTTCGTTCTGGGCCTTGGCGTCCGAGGACACTGGTAATACCTCGATATCGGGTAAGAGGATTTGAAGGCGCTCGGCAACAGCACCACCGACGCCCTGAGAATCGACTCCAACACGGAGTACATCGTAATTCCTCAAGAAGTCGACAATCTCAAAGTATTGTTGCTCCCATTCCTGGTTATTGATCTCCAACCAGTTGAGAACACGGTGTTCATAAAACCCAAATCCATCTGGGTGATCCCAGTCGATCCAGACGGCGGTTGCCACTGTTGAGTCGTTAGAACGGGCTACGTCAATACCTACGACAATGGGGGTACGCCACCACTGCTTGACAATCCCCATAGACTGGTCGTACATCCGCTCCAGACGCTCTTCGGTAACAAACATACCTTTTTCCAGAATCCATTTATTACAGTAAGACATCTGGAATTCGTCTGAATCTTCACCAATCCGAACCTTCTCTTTGGCGATGAACTTGGCGTAGTTTGGGTTGTACTTTGCCGCAGTTTTCCAGTCGTACTCAAAGTGGCATGGACGATGACCACGCTTATGGTTGACATCTCGGCGCTTGTTGTACTGGATCATCTTGTAGAAGTACGACTTGTTCCTGGTCGCCGTACCGGTCAGGGCAATCGATCCGTTGTTGAACGCCAACATGGGCTTGATCGACTTAGTGATCATGAACTCGTCGGCTTCCTGAGCCTCGTCCACGAGCACGAAGTGGTAGGTCTTTGATTCGATCTTGGCCTTCGGGTTACAGGTCTGCATACGGCAGAGCGACCCCGAATGCTTCAGGGTAATGATTCGACCCTTACCGCGTGACCCTCCAGAAGATGCCTTGTCATCAATCTCGGGGTCTAGCAGGAAATCCATCGCATGGTCGCTCGTTAACTTGGTGACAATACGACTGAACACGGTGTCTGCCTGGTCTTCGACGGGCGCAAACACACCGCACCAGAAGCCCTTTTCAAACTTACCCAACCAGGTCGGATAGACCTTGGACAACTTGGGCAGGATCACCATCATTGCCGCCAGGACGTTGGAAAGCACCTCGGATTTACCTGACTGACGGGTGGCAACAAGGGTCAGTTCTTCACCGTCGCCCAGGACGATGGACTCAATGAGTCGGTAAGCAATGGGGATTTGGTACGGAAAGAGGGTGACATCACAGAACTCCTCTGTGAACACGATCAGTTTCTTGACGAGGGCGTCGACAAACTCCGCAGAAGTCTCATCGAGTTCTTCTACTGGACTTTCGTCTAGTTCATTATCGTCAAGAATGTCAGACACGTTCCTGCTTTCGGGACTGTACGACATACAGTATCTCATTCAGGACTTCAAGGTGCTGTTCGATCTCTTCGACTGGGCCATCGTGGTAACGCCACTGATCAAAGGATGCACCTAAGCCCATGATGGTGTTGTCAAACCATGATAGGAGTGTTGGGGTATCCGCTCGTTCGACTCGCGTCCGCGGTACGAGTTTCTCCGATTCCTCTTGACGCCTGAACCACTTCATGCCCAGTCTCCAATCTCCCCCGGTTTTAGATCCATCAAGCGCCCCTGCACTGCCATAAGTAACCCTTCTTGTTCCCCTACAACTGGTGTTTTCCTGGCAAATCCAAACTGTAGCGAGTACCTACCAGTCCGAATATGAATACCTCGCCCTACCTTCCAAGGTGGGCTGGTTTGGCGCATGAACCCCAATCCGAGGATCTTGTCACCTTTCTTTGCGTTATCGCGTAGTATCCAGTATAGAGGCCCAATATAGTAAAGACGGTTCAAATCTGCACCCCATCGACACCATCGTTTGCCCACCCGTGCCCATACTGCTCTAGATAGCGTACTGATTTACCTTTAGACGCTGAATTTCTAAAGTTGCGATATTCAGTGAGTGGTATTGGTGTGTAGATACCATAACGCCATAGCGTGTCGTTCTTGATGAAGCGTACGTAGATCTTTCCAAGGATGTTGAAGTCATACATCTGCGCCTTATTCAAGGTGCCAGAGTCCGTGGCGTCTGTCAACTTATCTACTAGATCTAAATCATCGGGTACGAATTGGTGTGCCCGGATACGAGTACTGAAGTTCGGCCCTCGGTAGTAATACATCGGGTCATCAGGCAGTGGGTCGACATAATATGGGCCAAAGTCTGTACCCCCAGGAATCAGCCCAAAGGAACCCTTACCTGTCCGAAAGGGGGCGTCTTCCCTAGGTATTTCTACGCCTTGGGCAGGGCGGCTGTAATACTCATCTAGGTCTCGCCTAATGTCGTCTAACCGGCGACCCAGACCTGGGCGTCTACGCGAAGCCATTGTTTATCTCCTTATGCGAGATCACCGATAAGAAGCCACGTGTTAGTGTCATACTTGATCAGCGTTGCCGCAGAATATTGTCCTGCTAGAACCTTAGAGTTACCTCGGCTCAAGATAGTCGCTGGAGAGGTTGATGTAAAGGTAACTGACCCTGCGCCATACTGATGGATCAAAACCTGCTGACCAGTGGCTAATCCCGCCGTGGTCAACGTGATCGTCGTGGGGCTACCTGAAGTGGTGAACAGTACTTTCCCAGCATCGGCAGTAGAAACTGTATAAGTGGTGGTTGCGACCGTAGAAAACTCGACAGCCGTCGTTGGGCCATAAGGTGTTACCCACTCAAGACCTGCGGTTACGCCGCTATTCGCTGATAGCACCTGACCATTAGTACCTGCCTGTAGGCGAGACACAGTGTCCGCCGCAGTGCCGACAATGAGGTCGCCTTTCTGGTCCACGATTGTCGGAGGGATAACAGCCGACGTGTTAAGAGACACGGTAACAACACCACTTGTACCACCACCGGTCAAACCTGTACCAGCAGTAACTCCAGTGATCGTGCCTGTTGCTGGGTAGGCCAACCCTGACCAGGCTGTTGTACCATCTCCAATCTTAAATCGGCGTGTGTCTGTTTCAAACCCAAACTCACCCGCGGCAAGCGTGGGGTCTGCGGTGGTCCACTGTGATTCACTACCGCGTCGAAATTGAAGTCTTACAGCCATGTATTACTCCTTCTATAAAAAGTTTATCAGACCAACCAAAGTATCACTTTTAATAGTTTTAGACACAAATTATCCAAAGCCAATCGGGGTGTCTTTTTGGATTGTTACATATCCAGCAC